GGCTGAAAGCAAAGGGTAGTTGATGCCGCTCGTCCCTGGTTTGAGCCCGTCTCTGCGGCAGCCCGCCCCGCCTCAAGCCGAAATGCTGGAGGGCGACATCATGGTGGAGGTCGCGGAGGACGCGCCAGACCAGGGCATGACCGACGCCAAGGGCAACATCTTGTCGATTGAACATGGCGACGGCAGCGTCACCGTCTCCATCGACGGCAGCCCTCTGGAGAGCGCGGCATCGCGTGGTCCGCGTGGATGGTTCGACAACCTCGTCGACGACATCGAGCCCGTGGAACTGTCGCGCATTGCAGACGACCTTGTCCGCAGCATCGAGGCCGACATCGACAGCCGCAAGGACTGGGTTGAAGACCGCGCCAATGGCGTGCGATTGCTTGGCCTCAAGCTGGACATTCCCGGCCTTGGCGGCAGCGCAGACGGCGCGCCAGTCGAAGGCATCAGCCGCGTTCGTCACCCTCTGCTGCTGGAAGCGGTCCTGCGCTTCCAGGCCAACGCCAGGGCCGAACTCCTCCCGACTGACGGGCCGATCAAAATCCGGAACGACGACAACAACTCTACGGCCGCTGATGACCGTATGGCCGACGCCCTTGAGCGTGACCTCAATCACTACCTGACCGTGACTGCCAGCGAATACTACCCCGACACCGACCGCATGCTGCTGATGCTTGGCTTTGGCGGGACGCAGTTTAAGAAGGTGTATTACTGCCCTCTACGCAATCGCCCCGTGAGCGAAACCGTAGACGCCAACGATTTGATCGTAAACAATACCGCCACTGATCTTGCAAACGCCAAGCGTATTACGCATCGCGTTCATATGAAGCCTAGCACAGTTAAGCGACTGCAAATCCTTGGTGTTTATCAAGACATCAGCCTTAGCACGCCCAGCGCATCCAAAACAAACTCGCTAGACCTGGAAAAGAAAGAGGTCGAAGGCATTAGTATTGACGCCCATCGACCAGAGGATCGTGACCGCGAAATCTACGAGTGCTACTGCGAACTTGATATCCTTGGCTTTGAACACAAGCACAAGGGTAAGCAGAGTGGGCTTGAGATTCCTTATCGGGTGACGATTGATGTATCGTCCAAGAACATTCTTTCTATCACTAGGAATTACGACAAAGACCAAAGCGAACTCCCCGAAGCCAAGGAGACGTTCGTCAAGTATACTTTCATTCCTGGTTTTGGCTTTTACGATATTGGTCTACTGCATATTCTGGGCAACACTACAAACGCCATCACAGCCGCGTGGCGTGAACTGCTTGATGCCGGGATGTATGCCAACTTCCCTGGCTTCCTGATGTCGGATGTTGGCGCCCGCCAGAACACCAACATCTTCCGTGTGCCGCCGGGTGGTGGCGCGGTGGTCAAGACGGGTGGGTTGCCGATCAATCAGGCCATCATGCCACTGCCCTACAAAGACCCGTCGCCTGCGCTGATGTCGTTGGTTGAAAACATCGCCCAGACCGGGCAACGCCTTGGCGGCGTGTCCGAGATGCAGACGGGCGAGGGTCGTTCTGACGCGCCGGTCGGCACGACGTTGGCCATGATCGAGCAGGCCGCCAAGATTCTGAACAGCGTTCACAAGCGCATGCACGCCGCCCAGGCGCAGGAGTTCCGGTTACTTATTAAGTGCTTCCGAGACAATCCTGAAAGTTTCTGGCAGAGGAATAGGGCGCCGGCTTACCCGTGGGATGAGCAGGTTTTCCTGCAAGCCCTTAATAACTATGAGTTGACGCCGCAGGCTGACCCCAACACCGCGTCGCACGGGCAGCGTCTGATGAAGATCATGGCGCTGAAGCAGTTACAGGCCGCACAGCCGGGCCTCTACGATCCGATTGCCGTCGACACTGCGGCTCTTCAGGCGATTGGCTGGAGCAACCCGTCGCAGTTCATGGCGCCGCCGAATGCGCAGGGTGCGCCTCCGCCTGAGATGATGAAGATGCAGGCCGACGCCAAGGCAAAGGACATCACGGCACAGGCGCGCATGCTGGACGCCCAGACGAAGGCACAGAAGACGCAGGCCGACATTCAGATGGGCATGCAGAAGCTGACGACAGAGGCGCACCTGGGCGTGGCCAAGGCGCAACTTGACGCGCACAAGGTCGAGACCGACGCTAGCATTGCCGGCGAGCAGGTCGACGCTCAGTTGGACGACAAACTGGCCAAGGAACGCATCCAGCTTGTGGACCTCGCCCAGAACCTTGCTGTGCATCCCTACAGCGCCGCCTTGGTAGAGCCTCTGGTGCGCCCGTCGTTTGAGAGTGTGCAGACCCGTCAGGCCGCCCTGGACGCCTCCAGGCGACGCCCTCTGCCCGGCTTGGGCAACCCTCGCGCTCCCGGAGGCGTGCAGTGACCGCTGATCCCAAGAAGGCCGCCCGTGCGGCGCTCTACGTGGCACGCAAGACGTTTGCCGATGGGGGTGATGCGGAACCGCAATCCATCACGTCTGCCGACACATCCCTTAAGCAAGTGCCTGCGGTCTTCAAAAGCCCTTTGTTCCGTAAAGCGCCCGGCCAGAGAAATTTAGATATTGGCGGCGGCAAGTATGATTTGGGTAGGGAATACCTTGCCCAACATGGCGTTGAAAGCCACGTTTATGATCCATACAACCGTGAGCCGGAACACAATGAAGCCGTTCTGAAGCGTTTTAGCGACAAGCCCGCAGATAGTGTAACGGCCACAAATGTGCTGAACGTAATTCAGCATCCGCACCACCGCGCTGGTGTCATTGAGATGGCACACCGCCACCTTGACGATAACGGCCACGCTTACTTCGGCATCTATGCCGGGGACCGTTCCAGCCAAGGTAAGCAGACAAGCAAGGGCTACCAAAACAACCTACCGGCATCGGCTTATATGGACGAAGTGCGGCGCGTATTCCCACACGTTCAGCGCAAAGGTGACGTGATTGTTGCCAGCAAGAAGTCATTTTCCTCCGGCGGCGCCACAGACGACGCCTCTCCTGCCGTTGCAGAGCTAAAGCACCTCTTGACGACGCATCGCGATGAATTGCGCCGCATGAAGGGGAAAACGCAGTATGCGGCCATTGACGCCATCATGAAGCGCATCAGCCGCGAGCATGGCATCGCGCCAAGCAATCTGCATGATGACTGGATGTCCGTCTATCATCAGACGCCTGATGCGTGGGTGGCAGGCGATCACGGTAATGTTGTCAACCGCGCCCTCAAGATGACGAGCCGTGGCGGCTACGCGTTTGGTGGCGGTCCTGCTGGTTTTGCCGCTGCCACTGGCGCCCCCATCAACTTCGCCCCGGCTGCTGGCGCCTTCACGGGTTTGCCGCTGCCCAGGGGGCCGGACATTGCCCCGTCCAAGGCCACTCTGGCGGCTATACTGGCGTCGCGCCCCACCACCTACACGGGGTCAAGTAAGCCTCTGGAGTCGAAATACATCGGCCCGTCCATCGCCGCGCCGACGTTCAATGCGTCCTCCTACAATCTCCCTAAAGACGAGGCCTCCGAAGGGGGCCAGGGTGGCAGCGGGGACCGTTGGCACCCTAATGGCGGTGGGGCTCCGACGGGCGGCACCGCCGAGATGGCTGCCGCTGCCGCTGCCGCTGCCGGCCCCCTTGGCGGTGGTTATGGTGATAGTGATGCTGCCGCCCGTGGCGGTCGCATTCATCGTGCGGATGGTGGTGAGGCCTACAAAGACCCTGAAAGCCGCAAGATGGTTGGATGGGATTGGCGTCCCCTTGGCGAAGTGCAGGAACAGCTTGGGGATTTACGCGAAATCCCGTCGCATGTTGCCAACTTTGGCCAGTTCATGGATGAGACGGCACGTCGGGCTGCAACACATGGTTTGACCCCTCGCGACCTCATTAAGGCGTATACAATTACTCGATCCAGCATTCAGCGCGAATCTAGGTCTGCTGATAAGGCTCGTGCTTCGGGCGTGCCAATTCCTCATGATTTTACTGGCAATGTTCGCCCTGAAGGGGCTTTTGGTGAGTGGCTACACTCTCCTATGGGGCGTCGCTATCTTGATGCCGCCGAGAAGGGCATTGTCGACCACGAATCCATTGCAGACGCTTCCAATGTCATGAAGCCATTTGGTTTGTCTACTGAAGCAAAGGCGCTTCCGTGGGCAGCCCAGAACCTTCCGCAGCATGCGGCAGCCGTGTCTGATATGGTTGCTCGTGCAATGCAGCGCAAAAGCAGCCCCGAAGAGTGGCGTCATTTTGTTGGTGGCGTTCATGGCATCGGCAACGCCAAGGCGGGCTTCATGGCGTCTCTGCTTGGTCGCGGAGATCAGCCTACTCTCGATGCGCGGCAAGTTGTCCTGCACACCGGCAATCCTACTTCAGAGGCCAAGAAGCCCCTCGCGCGCGCCGGCAGTGAAGCTGTCGACCGCCTTGCCGCCCGGCAGGAGGCTATGGGCCTGAAGGCGCCCGAGGGCATGGAGCCATACTATCAGCACCTTGCTCACCATGCCGTTTGGGACAAGGTTGGCGACGAACAGACGACACATCAAGACGTTATCAACGCCATGCGCCATGCCGCTACCGGCGGCGCCATTGAAGACCCCGCCCACAGCCACCCTCTCGCCCAGGCAATGGCAGAAATTGGTCTACCAATGGGTGATAGCCGCATTCATCGCGCGGATGGGGGCGAGGCTTACAACCAG